CATCGGCTATAGATTGAATAGTTTCAGTTATCTTTTCTACGATAAAGGGAAGTGCAGAAGCAAGACCATCACCCATGAACCGGATCATTTTCTCCATCCACACAGCGAAACCGTCACCACCTTCTTTTACGGCACCAGTTGTAAGATATTTCTTAACTCTAGCGAACATATCTTTTAGCATATCAGCTAAGCTATAATCGCCACCTTCTGCGGTCGATTTTTGGAACTTTTTCAACATTCCTAAGAGACCGCCATCGCCTGTAAGCATCTCTCCTAATGCTGCTGGATCGAATATCTTCTTAATAGATTTGAATAGGCCCATTGTACCCATCATCTCAGCGAATATCTTACCGACTTCTCTACCAAATTTACCTACGACCTTTAGCGACTCCCGGATCGCTCGAATCGATTCCATATATTCTTTATTCTGCTTGAATCCTCTTGCGAATCCTTTCCTAAACGAGTCGAAGAATCCATCGACCTTCTGACCACTTTTGACCATTTTTTCGACGGATTTTGCGAGTTCGAGCATAACCTCGTTCTCACTCATCTTATTAGCTTCAGCTTCTGAGGCAGCGCCTTCCATATCTTCATAAGAGGTGCCCATATTTTCTGTTGCTAGAGCATTCTCCATCGCGGATACAGACAGACCCATTTGCTCAGCCATGAGCTTCTTTTCTTGGCGGGTCATATCTTCGACTGACTTGCCAGCTTCATGGAACGCGTTTTTCATCATGTCGATGCGCTCAGCTGGATTCTCGGCATTCATCATTTCCATGGTGTCAAGCTGTATACCGAAAGCTTGGTTTAACTGTGATACAGATCCGGCAGCAGACTCGAAATCATCGAACTTACCAATAACACCCTGGAGGTCTTTAGCTTCTAAACCTAACTTAGCCATGTATGTAGCAGTCGCGCCGAATTCTTTCTTACTCATTCCGCCGAAGTTTTCGACATCTTCCATGAGCGCAGACATATTCTTACCAATGGTCTTAGCAGAGACGCCAAATTTGTTTCCCATCTGTATCGCCATGGATCCCATGTCAACTAGATTTTGACCCACATCTTGGCCGGTATTATGGGCTCTTCTGGCCATTTCCGCAAGAGCCTCGTTGGTCATACCAAGGCCCTTGTTCATCATAACCATTTTGTCGGCTGCGCCCGCGATTTGCGCGCCCATCATGGAGAAGTTTGCGCCAGCTGCTTTTGCTATTCCAGAAACAGCTTCCAGCATGGCTGCCGCGCCAGCTTTGCCGTAGCCGAACACTTGACCAAGGTTCATACCGGACTTGGCAAGGGCGCTAGAGGAACCCCGCATAGTATCAAGACCATCTACTAAGGCCTTGCCTTCACCGGTGGCTAGATCGCCAAACTCACCACGGACTTTCTCCATTGCTTGACGTAACGCGTCAACCCCGCCAGAGCCGGCGGCTGCCGCATCGACAAATCCGCCTAAAATCTTAAAAGGAATGGCAATAATGCTCATGCCGACTTTTGCAACACCAGATGCTATACCGGCGACTCCGCCTGCAACCATCTTAAGCATTCCACCGACGCCTTTGAAGCCTTTCATGAAGCCCATGCCAGCGCCGACTGCGGCGCCTTTCATAGGTGTTACTTTGGATAGGATACCACCAAGCGAGCCGCCGAGCTTATCGGTACCTTTCTGCCCGTCACTGGCCATCTTATCCATTCCGGCGCCGGCTAAACCAGCTTGATCGGCGGCTTCGGAAAGAGATGCGTTGATCGAACCTATTCTGTCTTCAAGACCGTCAAGCTCCTTACAGTCCATCGCGGCGCACAGCTCTTTAGCTAGCTGTGCCTGTCCGGATATTTGTTTAGACATAGCATCGAGCTGCTTAGCACGATCAGCCAGCACTTTATTTATTTGCTGGTTTATACCTAATTGTGTCTGTAGTTCTTTTGAATCAGCCATGCAGCTCGTTTCCCGCTAAAAAGTCATTCAACAATAAATATGGCAAACGAGAAACTACGCCACTTATTTAATCACAGAGGCCAAACATAACCCGTCTTCTCTCGGAGAAGTTTAGATGCGGCCCTCTTGTTCTCTAGCAATGGTAGTGTCTTGCTCAATTCGCCAGATTGCAGCGCGAGGTAAAGTCTTCTTGACTCAGATAACGTATTCGCAAATAAAGATATGATCTTAGAGTTTCCTCTAATCTTTATTTCAGGCACTTCGCCTCTAATATACAGCGCACACTCTTTTAGAAATTGCTTATTAACATTCATAATATATACCTCTAATCATAACTATGTGAATCTACGCAGTTTTGACGGAGTCTGTGCTCTATGTCGGCCCATCATCGCCCTAGTTTCGGCGTCGTTTTGGTGGGCTGCCCTTGAGCCTTGGTCTTTTGCGCCCTTAAGCTCTTTGTTCAATCTCTTGATGAACCAGTATCTTATCCATATTGGTATGTTATATCCTTCCACAAAAGTGAAACCCATATAATACATCAATAAAAATATTTGGTCTAGATAGACCTCTTTAGACTCACTCGTCAGGCCAAAAAAACGCGGCACCCAGTGGGAGCCGTACCTCCGAATGTTCAAGACATGAAGGACAGTCCATCCATGAAGACATTTCTATACCGGGTTCGTGCTTATCGATATACTTCCGGAGGTATAAAGAGTCTCTTGCTGGGAGATTACTGGCCATCATATCAAGCTTAGTCTTATCAGAAATACCGTTTGCCGAAACTAACGAGTACTTAAGACGCTGTGTAATGAGGTTATCAGAGCGTTGACCTTGCTTCTTACGCCGCTCTCCGGCGACCATAATTTCTTGTTCGTCTTTACCTGTTAATAGCTTGAATCTAACTTTAGCCTTCGTTGTTGGGAGATCTGTCTCAAAAACGTTTGAACCCATAACCACAGGGTCAATGTCTAGTCTTTTAACAGGTAGCTCACCAAGATTAAATGAATGCTTCGATCTCTCACTACATGCGGGACAATCTATCTCCACTTTATACTCAGCGCCGTAACCTGTAACACGTAGTGCAATCATCAGCGCATTTCTATCACCAGCAAGTAAAGAGTCAGGATCAACACGTTTATCGATCATACAAGACTTTATAAGGTGGCTAATGACCGTACCTTTTTTAATCAGCGCTTTCGATGTTAAGATGTCTTCTTCTCTAGCTGTCATGGCTCGGATTTCGACCGTGTCTTTATTATGAAGAGGATGTTCTTCATCGTAACACTTTCCGCCAGAAGGCAGCGGCACGGTTTCAACAGGAATCTCGAAACCAAAATCATCCTTGATTACGTTACGAGTGGGAATTTGGTCTCTCATTGAACCAAATATATCACTTCTTTCATTAGTCGGGGTATCAGTTGACATTTAGTGCTCTCCATTTATTTAATAACACGATTATTACTATCTTAAAAAAAATAATACGCCGTGTATACGGTTATAAATAGTTTAAAGCAAAAAAGTCCTCCGTAAAGGAGGACTTCTTAAGTAGATAGACTTAAAGCTTATTTACTTGTAAGATCAGTATTGCAAAACGCAATTATCAAATCTAATCGTCAACGCAATCTCTGCTGGATCTTCCGAACCATAATCTAGATCACCGAATCCGGCAGATGTTAAGAAACACCCTTTCATATCCCATAGCTCTACAACCGTACCCACTGGGTCAAGCATCTTGAGCTGGCAATCTCTCTTATAAAAATCGGCATAACCACCACGACCAGAAACAGATTCGTAATGAGTTCGTACCCACTCCATAACCTGTTGAGCGCCCGAGGGAGCAATTGGATCGTGTAAGGTAACCGAAATTGCATCAAATTTCGTTTTACCGGCAATATACCGAGTTGAGTTCATAAATGGAATTTCAATCTCGGCGGTATTCATAACCGGACGTGCAGCGGTCTTAATTAAGAAAGCGTCAATTCCTTCGATAGCGAAAACCCACCGAAATTTTCTTTTCGGCTCGAACTTATTCGGCAGCATGTCGGTAACTGATAGTGTTTCTGGCATTTTCGTTACTCCTTGTTAAATCTAACTATATCGTTCACGGACTATATGTCCAATCCAGCGTTTGTTACCACAAAATCAAGTGATATAAACTCAACAGACCGAACTGGCTGTAAGAAGACTTTACCTCTAACAGTGTTGTTCTCAACATCGGCCTGTGTCGTTGTTGTTGTGTCAATCTGTACCTTGAATCTTTCGAGACCTTGTTGGGCTTGAATTCTTGTTAATACAGGGGTGACAGCAGCAGAGAATCTTGCTAGGGTGGACTCTCTGTTTGGCTCGAATAAGAATGTATCACCAATCTTTCTTACCTGTCTACGAATGTCGATGAGAAGTCGACGTACATTCACTCTATCTAGAGCAGATTGTGCTGCGAGAAGTGTCTTTTGTCCAAACACCACAACTTCTTTTGACTGTGGGAATGATGTGATGGGGTTAATATCAGCTTCATATAGTGTGTCCAGATTGCTTCTGTTTAACTTGACCTGTGTCTCGGTAACATTCTTTAATGCACCCCTAGTAAACCCAGCTGGTGCGTACCACGGGAACGCTACAGAGTCGTTAAGCCCAAAGGCACCGATTACGGCAACACTAGGAGGCGCAGAAGAAGCGGCTCCCGATGATGGGTCAATCATTACCACATCTGGAAAATACGCTGCTGCGAAGCTGGAATCTAGATTTCTAGAATTAAAATCGGCTGCTGTATTGGTAACACTTACTTCTTGATCAGATCCTGAAACGATGTTGCCTAGTGTATCTTTTACTTCAAGATCCATGATATATAAAGCATCGAATCTTTCTTCAACTGTTGTAATAGCATAATCTGTTACACCGCTGTGTCTAATACCAGGTATAGCTAATAGCTGAATGTCTACGTCTGATCTTTCGGACATGACATCAAGAGCCTTTCTGTACGCTGCAACTGTTGGACCGGCGGTTAGACCTTGATCTGTATATGTCATTTCTCTACGAACAGCTTCAGATTTCATCTTTGTTCTGGCATCGTTAAAGATATCCAGACCGTCGAACCCTCCTTGGGCTGTCATAGTAAATTTAAGGAATGGCCTAGCTGTTGAAAGACCAAAGTCTTTAGAGACATTTAACAGTCTAGTAGAAGAAGATGAAGTACCATCTATATCTGTTAACGTAGCGGTGCTTGAACCGTCTCTACGATATGTTGCTGCTGCCCATTGGGCGGCGTCGGCTTTGTCAGCTGATGTTGTAATAACTTGGATCTTCTCAAGAGAGAATTTATTGTTATTAAATCTATCACAATCTAAAATTGTTCCAGTAACGTCAGCAACTCCAAATGAGGAGTCGGCCATAACTGCTTGTTGGTCTAATCTATAGTTTGGAAAGTACGCGCCGTATGACGATATAGATGGATCAACGACAGTAGAAGAATTTGGCTCTGCAACAGATAAGCGTTTTTCAGCTTGGATACCCCAGTAAAATGAGGTATTGATTCTCTTACGAGGTGATTGTCCCTGAGCAACTGTTTGACGCATTGGGATTGGAGGCTGGACCATTTGAGCATGAACGTCAGCTTTTAGTGCAACTAACGTCCCCGGCTCAGGTCCTCCAAAGATTGCAGATCCAGATGACACTATATGTGGAATACCTCTGAACCCTACCGGTAAGGAAGTTGCTGGAATATTTCCGCGTTCCATTTCGGTTGAAGGACTTACTCTCACATAGTTTGATGCGTTGGGATAGCTACCTTCTACGACTAACTTCTGGCCACCAACTCTTTTGTCAAAATCATAGAAAATGTTATAGTCGCCAATGACTCTAGTGATGTATCTCTCGCTATTTGGATCCAGACTTAACTTAACAAACCTCTCTAAGACAAGAGGCTCAGCGTCTGTGTCGTTAAAGTCACGAACTAACATATCGAATGTTCCGTATTTGTTATTCGTGTTATTAGACTTTATAATATTCTCTATAGAGACTTTTACCCTAGAGCTTCCTACAGCACCGTCATCCAAGCAATGCATCGTAAACAAGTCTTTATTTTGTCCACCAAACTCTTGTGATATTATTGTAGGAAACTTAGCTGTTCTAAATCTGTCTGTAAAGCTCTCAAAATCAGGCTTCGTTGTATTTCCTGTCGCTCTAGCCAGAGAACCTGTAGTTAAGAACGCAATATCCTCCATCTTTAGAGCAGTGCCTTCTTTTACACCATCAAACGAGGCAGCGTAGGCCGCAGCCATTTTCGTAGAACCTGTGACGGCGGCTATGCCGGTAGTAACATCAAAGTGAGTGTATAGACAGTGTCCAGCCTGCTCAGTTTTCGTTGGATCTGTATTAAATACGTTCGCGAAGTAGTTAGGGGCAACTGGATCGAAAGATGCAGTGACTATAGTTGGATATGAGTCGGTGTGAGAATGTCCGTTTTGTAACATAACAAACTCTTGCCGACCGGCGGCGATATTTACAGCACCGAGCGTTGACCCTGCATCTTTCGTTGCAGCAGTACCAA